GGTCTTTTGGGGGCAACTCCACGCCCGGAATCGCGCGGGCTTCACCGCCTGGAAGACCATCCGGGCATCGATCCGGCCCTCGACCGCACCTTCACGATCCGCGGTCTCGACGATTTCCATATCCCGGATCCCGTCTTCGCCAAGGCCCTTGCCTCCTGACCGGCGAGCGCAAGCGACCGTTACGCACGGCAACGGCTATGGTTGTGGATCGGTGCTGCAGGAAAAATGGTGCGCTTACGTGACTCGAAGTAAACGTCTAACCACTTATTTTTCAACAATTTATCGCATACCGTCAAGATAATCAATACCGTGGCAGATACCGTGCCACGGCGCACTATATGTTTGTGACTCGCACTTGGGCAACACATTAAAAAGCCCGTGGCTGCATATCAACAGACACGGGCTTGAGAGTCTACAGTGTCGGCGGGTCAGGCGATCTTCACATTCACCGTTGCCGAGCCGCTGGCCGCTGCGGTCACGGCGTGCCCGATTGCCGTATTGCCGCTGGCACTCGTCGTGACGAGTTTCGTGGCGCTGACATAGTAGACCGGATCGCCGATTGCGAAGGCGTCGGCGGCGACCTTCGGCAGATCGAAGACCCCCTCCGTCACCACGTCGACCGGCTGGCCTTCGGCCGCGTTCTGTGAGGCGATGCCGTGAATCTCGCCGACGATCACGACTTCGCCGGCGAGGGTGTTTGCGGGGGCGGGAATGGTCAGATTGCTGCCATGTTGCACAAAATTTTTCATCGTTGGAGTCCTTTCGAAGTTGAAAAACGGATGACATTCGGCCGGCTGCCAGAGGTGCGGGCGATCTCGCTTTCGATCAGCGCCAGGGCCGACTTGAGTTCGGCCACGCTGCGATAGGTGACGCGCTCGCCGTTCTGGTCCTGCAGTTCCCGAACGTCGGATGCGAGCGCCTTAAGCAGACGCTCGCGGAAGCCGTGAAGATCGGTCAGGGTCGCCATGACGGTCAGACGCCCGGATTGAGGAACGCGCCGCGCCAGTCGGTCCATGCAAGGCCGAAATCGAGCACGACGCGGAAGCGCATGCCGAGAACATCCCATCCTTCGGCGCGCTGAATCTGCGGTCCCGGTGCGGCGCTCAAATAGGCCAGCGTGAGGCAGGGCATGCGCGCCGGATCAGCGAAGACGAACCAGGGTGAGGACAGGAGCCGCGGTTCCACGAGAAGCGTCAGCTTGCCGGAGAAGGGATTCACGTCAGACGGCACCTGCGCATAGGTCTGCGTCAGGACCTGTTCCGCTTCGGTCTCGCGTGCGCTGCTCACAACCAGATAACGCGGCGTGGCGCCGATGATGGTCTCTCCGTCAACGCCCGTGACGTTGCGAAGCGACTGGCGGGCAGCATCGAGCGCGTTGATAATCAGGCCGGAACCTGCATCAGCGACGTTGCCGCGACTGGCGTGGAAAACAGCCGTGCCGTCAGAAAGCGTCAACGTCGTGCCGTAGTTGAGCGCGTCGGCCAGTTTGTCGCTGACCGTCGCGGCGGCGGCATCGGCAAGGGCTGCGGTCGTGTCGCCGAAGAGGTTGAGGTCGTCATCGATCAACAACTTACGCGACAGGTTCAGCGCTCCGGCATAGGTCGAAAGCTGGAACGTCTCGCCCGTTTCGGCGTGGGTGACGTGGTTGATTTCGCCGCTTTCGGTGATTTCCTTGAGAGTGCCGATTTCGCCTAGGCGGACGGTCGACGCAGCTTTGAAATTCGGAAGGTTGCGGGTGCGAACCAGCGGCATGAGGCCGGACGCGGCGGCGCGGTAGCGATCAAGGGCAATCTTCCCCGCGACGTTCGCCACGGTCAGCGAAAAGTCGCTGGTCGTGTGCTGCGCGGCGCGCTGGAACAGTTCATCGGCGCTCATGCCGCGAACGCTGACACCGGCACGAGCGAGTGCGTCGGCGGCAAGCTGGCGGAAACCGATCTCGGCATACGGGCGCGATGCTTCCGGCAGTTCGCCGCCCACGGCCCGATGCAAAATGGCGTCTTCCTGACGCTGGCGAACCTGCATCGGGTCGTCATGGGAGGCCATGACGCGGATGCGCGGCGTTGCGGCCGAACGCTGCACCATCGCTTCGCGGGCGGCGCGGCGGGCGTCAGCTTCGCTCACCTGAGCGACGATCTGTTCTTCCGCCCAGGACGGCGGCAGGTCGGCAAGTTCGCCGATGCTGCGGATCTGCTGCTGCTGTTCGACGGGCATGGTCTGGATTTCATCTTCCATGGCGACACTCCTTTTTTTGGCGCGTGGATCGGCCGGGAGGCCGGTGATTGAAATTTCGTGGATCACCCATTCGACGGCGCGGCGAATGCGGCTCCCGCCCTCACGGGTCTCCTGCCAGCGCTGAACGCTGTAACCGGCGCTGAATGAGGTGAGAGTCCCGTCTTGCACGCGCTGGATGACCGGCTTCACATCGTCCGCCAGGCTGAAACGGATCGAAGCGACGATCACCTCGCCTTCGCGGCGAAAATTCGAAGCCCTGCCGAGCACATGGCGGGCTGCAGCGGCGGAATGGCCGTCGAGCAAGGGCACATCCGAGTCACGGAGACGCCAGCCGGCCGGATCCAGGATCTCCTCGTAACCCCCGCGATCATCACGGCGTCGGACAGGCGAATTGGACGCAACAATCGCTTCGATCGTCACGGCGTCAGCGTCGAAGGTGCCTCGCGCGGGCATATCGCGGGTTAGGAATTCAGGCATCGGACGGAGGTTCCTTTTCGACGGGATTGACGGCTGGAGAAGCAGTTGCGCCGAATGACAGGCCGAAGCGTGCCTCGCGTTCGCGGTCGGCGGCGATTTCGGCGTCCAGCGCCTCGACGGACCAGCCGCGTGCCGCCACCTTCTGGCGACGGCTGGCGAGTCCGGCCTCGATTTCCGCGAGGTCGGCGTCCACGTCCTTCGCCGGATCGACCTGAAGCGGTTTCGGCATAATCCACTCGACCGGGATTTCGGCGGTGTCCGCGCGCTCATTCAGGTATTCATGCGCACACCACCGACGCCAGATCGGCCCGAGAAGTTGAGGGACCAAAACGCTGTACTGATATTGCTCGACGCGGCGGCGGAACGGCAGAAGGCCAGCCCGGAGAGATGAATAATTCGCGCCCGTCAGATCGCCGTCGAGCATGAAGGCCGGAACGCCCATACCCGCAGCCAGGCTTCGGATTTGCGCCTTAACGAATTCGCCGGTCTGTTGCGCGTTCTGCGGCGCGTTGAACTTGATGTCCGTGCCGAACGGAAGGCGGCGGATGACGCCCGGTTCAAGCGACACGTCACCCATATCACCGTCGAAGGGCTCGCCCTGGGCGTTGGCGTCAACGATGAATCCAGCATGCATCGCCGCAACGGAAACGCCCATGAGAAGGGCGTCAGTGAGCTTGTCGAATTCGCTCGCGGCGAGGACAATCGAGGTGGTCCACGGCAGGCCGCGCACCTGTCCCGGTGCAACCGGGCGGAAGACGTGCAGAATATACGCCGCGTCAACCCGTTCGGCGGGCGCATAGCCTGCGAAGGCGGCCTCTCTGAAAGGCATGATCCAGTAGGCAACGCGCCGCCCATCCGTGTCGAGTTCGACGCCTTGCACGATCGCCGCGCCATTGCCGAGTTCCCGCGTCAAGTTGCGGTCGACTTGCTCGACGTCGAGTTGACGAAGGCGAAGGCCATCGGGCGTATCGAGCATCTGGACGAACGCCTCGCCGCGCACTTTCACGTCACGGTCGACTCCCACCTGGATGCCGGCGAAGTCCGTGCGGGCGTCCGCATCGCAAACGTCCCACCACAAATCAAATCGGGTGATCAGATCGGCGTTCGCGGTGCGCGGTGAAGGTCGGATGCCGGAGCCGATGGTCTCGCCGACGAGGTTGCCGATTGCGTTCGCAATGAGCGGATTGTTCTCCACCAGATAGGCCGAACGGCTTGCCAGGGTTGCACCGGCCGCACCCACTTCGCCGTTGATGCGGCCGAACGATCCCATGCCGAAGCCTCGACGGCCGCCGGCAGCCCCGTCGAGGCGACGTACGCGCTGCGGTCGTGTCTGGCGGCGGAAGATGCGGTCGAAAATTTTCATGCTCGCCTCGATGATGCGGGCGGCCGACTGGAGAAGCGAGCCGGCCGCCCAATCGCGGCCACAAGCGTTGGCGCGATCATGCGCCGGGCGAGGAAACCGGCGCAAAAGTGATCCGAAGTGATTCTATCCTCGCACCGCCAAAATACGCAATTTCTACAAATAGAGTCAAATTTTTATAAGTATTGATTTAGTAAATCACTTTTAAAGTGAGTAGTCACTTTTCAAAAGTAACTAGATTTTCGCGGAAATGTGCGAATAATATGTTGCGTTCACTCTAACAGGAGAACGCGGAAATGAAGGATTATTCAAAAGAATGCAAAGAAGGCCGCGAAGAGGCGGCGGCGCTGCTGCGGGAGATCGGCGGCGATATGGATCGCTTGCCGGAGGTTGTCCGGGCGATCAGGGAAGCGGTCGAGGATGAATCAGGCCGAGGCGTCGGTTTTCTGACCATGATCGCCGCTTCTGCCGTCAAGGTCATGTAGACGGCGCGCACGCTCGACCGTGGCCCTCGCGCGCTCTATGTGCGCGAGGTCGTCACCTTCGGCCGCAGCTAGCAGGAATTCCCCGATCGCCTCTTCGCAATCGAGGAATTCGGCGGCGTCAAACGGTCTCGTTTCGAAAGCCATCTCATTTACGGGCAGGTTGATCATTAAAAGTGGCGTTCATATAAACCGGGACCTTAAAGACGATTCGACTAATGCTTTGGGTAGAAATTTCCTTACGAGAAGTAAGTCCGCCTCCTAGCTCACCGCCAAGTTTGCTTCCTATAACCTCAATTTCAGCCCTCACTCCGCCTTTCCCATCTTTTCCTGTCTCAGTCGTTTCATTGGCGGTAACAGCTACATCAAATTCAATGTAACTTTTCTCGTTTATAATTTTCCCATCTACACTGGCCGGACTTATTGCCCAAACGTCTCGGGTTTCATCCTTCGCGCTTTTGATGCCATGCGCGATATCGACCATCGTCTCCTTAATGAAATCCCGAAGCTTCAAAGAATATTCCTCACCTGTTCAACCAAGAAGAGCGTATCACACTTCGAAGAGAAGGCGAAGGGACAGCGGGGCTTGCAAGTTCGACTTCGCGGCGATCGAGATCCATGTTTATCAGCGACCGGGCGGCAACCGCATAAACCGTCGCATCGAGGGTTTCAGCCCGCTTGCCGGGAATGCGCTCGAACCGTTGAACGGGCTGGCCCTTGAAATAGCGAAGCATCTTCCGTTCACTCGTCAATTGCTCGAAAAATACGGCTTCCAGATCGGCGCTAAAACGAACGCTTTTGCCGCGGCTCAGGCGGGCGAAAAGTTGCGATTTGATCGAATCCACCCCGCATAGGAAAAGCGGTGCGCCTTTCGTGGTCGAGCGCTGGATAAACGGCCGGGAAAAACCCGAAACGCCCTTCCCTGCCATAATGCGGCGCTTGAAGCGAGGATGCGTGAAGCCGGTCACAATGTCGGTATGACCGCCGTCACCGGAGTCGATAATCGCCGCGTCCACCTTCAGCGTTCCGCCGTTCGGATGCCGCCATGTGGTGCGCAAGAGGTCTTCCAATTCAAGCCATACAGTTTCACCATCAATCGGCCCCCAGAAAACTCGATGTGCGAGGATGAATGTCGAGCCATCTTTTGCATGGCCTGCGACCACGGCTTCTAGGCGGTCGTCCTGACAGTCAACGCCCACGGTTACGAGGAGCGTTTCGGGCGGGATCGTTTCAAGCCCGAACGGTTCGCGGCGAGCGGCAAGCGCCTCCTCTTCTATCTCGTCGCCCTCGTCACGCCACGCTTGGCCGAGGACCAGATTGACGAAAGTCTGCAAAGTCGTCGGGTTGCGCTTGGCCTTCAGGAATTCTGCCGCCAGTTTCGGCCAGGAGGCGTTAGCATGCGGCGAAACGAGGCTATTGACACGGAAACCAGCATGGCCCTTCACATGCGGCTGTGTGGCCCGCCAGCGGCCTTTTGCGATCATGCTGGCCTTGTATCGTTCGGCGATGATCGAGCCGCAGTGAGGGCAGCTATAGGATGCCGTTTCCGGCTTGCCGTCATCCCATACGATTTCAGCCCATTTCGGCTCGTTAAATTCATGACATTCCGGACAAGGGATCTCGAAAACGCGCTGGTCAGACTCGGCGAAAAGGCGCGATATTGGCCCGTGATCGAATACGGGTGTGCTGCCTGCGATGATTTTGCGGTCGCTGAAGGTGAGCGTGCGCATAGTGGCGAGTTCGATGGGGTCGCCTTCCTGACTGACTTCGAAGCCGTCAATCTCGTCCAGCAGCAGGACGCGGGCGGCGTGGCGACGCAAGTTGCGCGGCGACTTCGCGGCAACGAATTTTAAAGAGCCGCCGGGGAACTTGCGTGACAGCAGAGTCGAGCGTCCCGCCTCGTCGCTTTCGTCACCCAGAAGATCGCGCAAGGTCGGGCTTGCCTCGAACGTCCCTTCCACGTCGCCCACGCTGTAATCGCGGCAATCATCCTGTGTCGGCAGAACGGCAAGGATCGGCGAAGGCTGATTGCTGACATAAGACGCAATGACGCCCGTCAAGAGCGCGGTGTAACCGACGCGAGCGGATTTCAGGATGCTGATGCGCTCGATCGAGGGATCGTCAATCGCTTCGCAAATCCCGCGTTGATAATGCCAAAGGCGCATTCGGCCCGGCAGCGCCGAAACGGTCTGCGGCAAGTAGACGTGCTTTTCGATCCAGTCGCCGAGCGGAATGCGCGGCGGCGGTCTAAGGTTCGCCAGCGCGTTTCGTTTGACGAGTTCGAGGGGATGAATGCTCATTCGGATTCCCCTTCTGCCAGGCTTTCGAGGGTCGACCGGATTTCGGCGTCGATCTCGGAAATGTCGTGAGGCGTGAGGGCCGGCAGTCGCGAGCCGATGCGAGACGACACCGCGAGGAGCGATGCGCGCAGATCGCGGAGGGTTGCGGACCATTCGCGCTCGACTGCTGTAGCTTCCAACAGTTCGCCGCGAAGTTTCGCGTTCGCCAGTTCTGCCTTTTCGGCTTCTGCTTCCGTCTTGCGAAGTTTTGCGTCTTCAAGCTCCGCGTTGCCGCGAGACCGGCGGCAGAAGTCGATATAGCGGCGGGTGCAATCGCGGGTGTCGAGTTTTCCGGCGGCGGTTCGACTGAAAACGCCCTTTTCGATCAGAACGAAAATTTGACGCGGATTGATTCCGAACAAAACCGCGAGTTGGGCAGCGGTCGCGGTGGCAGGAATGGAGTCAGTTTCGACAGGCCCGCCGATCAGGTCAGCGAAATCGCGATCTTTGATTTTTTGCAAAACTGCCATGTACGTCTTCCATTTCAAAAATTTTGCGGGGATTCACGGCAAGCGCTCAATGCCCCCCGCGGCCGACCACCTGCCGGAAGGACCCATCGTGTCACCCCGTGCCACCGTGTTTCTCGGCGTGTCGTGACGTGCTGAACAGTGTCAATCCGTTTCAATTCGAGTTGCGAGGGTTGTTTATTCATCAAAACAACCCCGCTGCGTGTGTGACATGTGACAACCCTAAGGGTGTTGTCACAGTCCGTCACACTTTCACCGCTCCGCCCTGCTGTGACCGTCACGTGACGGTCACGCTTCGTCACACCGTCACGGCATGCTTTTGCCGATTTCGATTCAGCGATTTCGATTCCGCGAAACGGATTCATCAATGCTCGCCCCCCTCGCTGTCGGCACGGAAGCGCTTGCGACGTTCACGCCCTTCAACACGCCATGCCGCTACTTGCTCACGCTCTTCGCGCTCCTCATCTGTCTCGCCGAACAAGTCGCGGTATCGTACCGGAATGCTGAAGATGTCGCCGCAATGCACAAGCGGCGCATTATGCTGACCGACGGGTGCGGCATACAGGTCGCCGGCATGCTCCCAAAGCTGCGCGGCCCGGCCATCGTTCCACCAATACGTTTCCTGAAACCGAAACAGAAACGGCCCGGCTGAATCGTGGGGAATCGAAGGCCCGCGATTTTCGGGTTCAATGTCGATCTGCCAAACAGCGCCGGGACGCGGTGGAAAAGGCGGCGGCGTGTTCGAATAGGGAAAACCTGCATCTTCGATGTCGTCGAGCAAATGCCCGCCGTGCTTAGTGCTCATTCGTCATTGTCCTCTTCGTAAAAATCGTCAGGGGAAAGGTCTGCCGCCCGGTCAAGCAAAGTGACGGTCTCGCCATCGATGCGAATACGCCTCTTTTCGATCAGGTCGCGCCGGGCTCGGCTGAACGCCTGCCGCCGGGCGTCGTACTTGCTGGAATCGGAAATAGCAGCAGCGGCGCTACATTTCTCACGCCACACCTCGAAACCGACCGTCGCGCCGCTACCGGCCAATTCTTCGGCGAGCTTCAAGGCGGCTTGCGCCTGCGGGGAAGGCTTCTCGCGCGGCGTGTAGTTGCTGCCGGTCAACGGTTCGACAACGGCACTCATGACCGGCTCACCCTCGTCGTCTTCGCCGATCTTGACCGACTTCAAACGGTACTGAAATTCGAGGCCGGTCGTGTCTTCATCGCGTTGCACGCCAACGCGGAACGTCCGCACGCCGGTCCCTTCGTCATGGTCGACAAAAAATTCGTGGTCGATTGCCGCCATGAGCGAGGAGTGACCGCGCATGCCGCGCGACACGTCTTTGCCCGCGTGATGAACAACAAGAACGTGCGTGCCCGTCGCCTCGCGGATACGGTCGATGTTCTTTACAAAAGCTGTCATGTCCACAGAAGACGACTCGTCACCACCAGCGAAGGCGCGCGACAGAGTGTCCACGACGGTCACGGTGGGTAGACCGCCTGCTCGTTCCTGCACTTCCTTATGCAGCGCGACGATGCGCATCACGTCAGCGTCACGCTTTTTGCTGTCTTTCCCCAAGAGGTCGAACCCGGCCCGCCTGAGCGCATAGGGAAGATCGCTTTCGCCAGTTTCCTGCGCCAAGGCAACAAAGCGGTTGCTGATACGGTTGCCGCCTTCAAGCGCCAAATGAAGCACACCCGCCTTATTCACCTTATGGCCGTTCCAGGCTCGACCGGCGGCTAGATGAAAGCAAAGGTCAATAACGGCGAATGTTTTGCCGGCCTTAGGATTACCCCATATCACGCTGAAGGCGCCGGGATCCATCAGGCCCTTGATCAGATAGTTGCGACGCAAAACCGGCTTGATCTCACCAAACCAGTCAAGTTCTTCCGGCGCGCCTTCCTCCTCTTTGGGCAGCGGCCAATCTGTCTCCTCAAAAAGCGCCACGGCCTCGCGTGAGGTCAGTGCCCAATCACCCCGCGCCGCCTCAATAATGGTTCGCATGGTTATGGGATTTTCACGGTCATCGCGGAAAGAGCGCCATTGCTGAATTTGATCTCGGCGGTTGAATTTCTTGCTATGTCGAGAGAACTCCTCCCAAAGATCGAACGCCTCGGGGTCGTCTCCGAATTCGTGTTTGAGCGCCATGCCGAGATTGCGCCATCCTTCACGTTCGTCGCGCCATTCGGGCAACGGCAACCACGAAAGATAGTCCTCGGCCTCATCGAGCGAAATACCGAGGGGTTCGGTCGCGTTGTCGTTTGCAGCAGGTTCGCGGCGTTCGACCGGCGCAAGATCGGCAGGCCATGCGGTCAGCCGCGTGTCGATCAGGTCGCCCTTGATCGTCCGATATTCCCGGCCGTCGCGGCTCACGCTGCCCGGAAGCATCACAAATCCACCCGCCCCCCGCACATCAACGCCAGGGGCTGCCGTGCCATCCGGCAACTTGCCTACGGTGTTTCTCAGGCCGTCCACATGTCGGAAATACAGGTGACGGCCACCCGTCATCGTCTCGACCACCACGGCGGCGCGCGGCAAACGCCCCATATCGGCGAGGGTGGCTTCTCCGTCTTTTCCGTCCTTCAAGTCGAGGTCAAGAACGGAGAAGCCGTTCGCCTCCCCGGTCGGAGCGCCGATCATGGCGTTCGGCCATCGGTCCCACCAGGCCGCAACCTGCTTAGGGTCGGTGCTGGCATCCTTCAGACCATGGTCCGTGTGTGGGCTTTTAATGACGCCCTTCGACCCGTACTCCTTACAGGGAAAAACCTTGATCCCGGCAGTTGCATATGTCATCGCCAGTTCTCGGTTCGAGCTTTTTTGGCTTGTCTTTCCGTTCTTTTTCGAGTATATATTCATTGATCTTCCTTGTCCAAAGGGGAGTTCGAGTGTCAAAATCCTTTGCGCCGCCCCGTTCTCCAAAAATCGGGCGGCGTTTTCTTTATAAACCGTTCTCCTTCCATTGTGGAGTCGGATTCTCAAGCCATCACAAGGACATATGGGCGAGTTATCACTTTAAGAGTGACTACTAACACTGAGCTTTACTATTCAAGTCCGCCGGAGATACATGGAAACGCCGCCGGGGGAGCGGCCATCCTGTCCGGCGGCTGTTGATCGCACCGCCGGGGCGATATCGAAGTTGGTTTCGAGGTGTCAGGAAAGGCGAAGCTCGTCGCAGATTTTGGCCCAACTCGCCATAAGCTTGACGCGCTCCGGCCATCGGTCATTCCGATTATAGATGGCGCGGATGCGGTCCTTATCGACGTGCGCAAGGGCTAACTCGATCACCTCCCGGTCGAATTGCCTCCCGTTCAAGATTGTGCTTGCCGACGATCTGAAGCCATGTGCGACGTGCTCGTCAGGCCCGATCCCCATGCTTCGCAGAGCGACATTCGCCGCGTTCTCGGATAGAGGCTTTCGGTTATCGCGCTGCGAAGGAAACAGGAGCGGCGAATGGGGATCGAAGCGCCTGGCATCATTGAGAACTGCGATTGCTTGTTTCGCCAACGGGACTCGATGCTCACGCCGCATTTTCATCCGTTCGGCTGGGATCGTCCAAACCTTCTTTTCCAGATCGATTTCTTCCCATGTCGCAAGACGCACCTCGCCGGGACGGCAGAAGGTCAACGCGAGAAATTGAAGCATGAGGCGAACGGTCGGCCAGCCTTTGTGACCGTCAATCGCGGCGAGGAGCTTTCCGAATTCCTCTTCGTCCGTGATGGCAGAACGGTTTTGCACTTTTGGCGCAAGGATGGCGCCCTTGAGTACGGCGGTCGGATCGTGTTCACATCGCAAGGTCGCAACGCCATAACGAAAAACGGACGAGAGAATGCTTTTCATCCGCCGGGCCGTTTCACGGTTCCCCTTCTTCTCCTGAATGCGGAGAAGGGCTAGCACTTCGGCGGCTTTGATTTCGGAGATCGGACGTGCCCGGAATTCTTTTCCGGTCAGGTCTTCCAGAATCCACCGGGTTTTTTCTGCCGTCGATGCTGCTGGTGGGCGTTCCCGCTCATGAAGGCGGCGCTGATATTCGTCCGCAACTGCACCAAAAGACTCCGCTTCACGCGCGGCCTGTTCCGCCTCACGGACGGCTTCTTTCTTTGCTGCGGACGGATCGACGCCCTTCGCAATGGTCTTTTTGAGCGCGTCCCGCGCTTCACGCGCTTCGCTAAGGGAAATGTCAGGATATTTTCCGAGTGCTGCGGTGCGTCGTTTGCCGTTAAGTGTGTAGTCGTAACGCCAGAGTTTCGAGCCGTTCGGCTGCACCAGCAGATATAGACCGAAAAAGTCGCTCATCTTGAACGGACGGTTTTGCGGTTTTGTTTTGCGAANGATCGGTTAAAGGCATGTCATCCACCTTGCTCGCCGACACGGTATCAACGGTATAGGTGTTTTGCCTTGATACCGTGTTAATACCGTGCCGTGTTCTCGTTAAGGGAGTTTACGGCGTGATACGGATTGACACGGATTGAACAACCTTCAGGCCACAAAACGCTGTTAAAACAGCCTATTGCGTTACTGATTGGTACGGATTGAAACAGATTGAAAAGGAGTGGTGGTGCCGCTTACGTGACTCGAACACGTGACCCCATCATTGCGAATTGTTTTTCGTAATTATTTCAGACAGTTATATGGAATTTCATCGCGTTGGACTCTGTTGGCCAAACGTTTGGCTCGGCTCCGCTTTCCGGAGTTAAAGGGTAGCACATCGTGTCAACTATTCACCCGAATCTAAAGTT